AGCAAGATCGATGAGGAATCCGTGATGACAGAGTGGACTTATCCTGACAATAATTCGTCTCCTATGGAAGAACACTCTGGTGTTGTAGAGTCTTTGTTGATGACAGTTTTAACATCCTTCTACTATAAGTGGTATAATTGGTTTCTATCGTTTTTTCCTTATGTATTGAGAGATATCGATAGATTGTCTTCAAAAGAGTGCTTGAAGTTCTTGAATAAGCTAGAAGAGTCGTACTGGTTTACTTGGACAAATTACATACCCGAGCATTGGATGAACGTTGGTGTTGTTAAGGAATTGATAATCAAGCGTACATCTTGGAAAACTTGGTTTGAAGAATGTTGGAGGATAATATTCTCCTATTTTCTCCTTGGCATGTGCTTGTATTGGTGTGGAATTTTTCCTTCCGTCACAATTCCTAATGTGCTGTGGAGTGTAGCTACTGTATGGACTATAGATATAATGCAGAAAGCTGCCGATGTAAACGCAACATATTCTGGAATGGTCTGGGACTGCGGTGCAGCCGTCATACTGTGGTTGTTGACCATACATTGGGGATTATGTTCGTCTGCCTACTTTGCAATACTATTCACGTTTGTTGCCTTAGTGGGTTTTAAAACTATGTTGAGGCGCTGTGAGGAGAAACTTTTAGAGAGAGTTTCTAATGAAAGAGATTCACTCCCTTGGATTTTTTCCACATACCGTGAGAAGTATATCGAAGGGTTGACTACACTGTTCTTTGCAGCTGGTGCTGTCTATTGCGTTGTTAAGCTATATAAGGCTTACAATCAAAAAGCTATAGAAGCACAATCGGAACTTGATCCGGCCAACGAGGCGGAAATCGATGTTGTAGATGCTAAGGCATCATTGATGAGACAGGTCGCCAATCAATTTAACTGGAACGGTTTCACAGCTGAAGAAGAGTTTGATTGCCACAAATCCTGTTGCACTACCTCGCAAGAACAGATGGTGAAACTTATTGCAGCTAATACATGTCACATTGTAGGTGAATATGTTGATAGTAGTGGTAAGAATCAAAGTGTGGTCAATCAGGCCTTTTTTCCATGTTCCAACGTTGCATTAGTCCCATATCATATGCTAAGAGATCATCCAAAGATTAAGTGCAAGTTTATTCGCACAACATCAGATGTGATAGGAGCTAATTTCACACAACATCTTGATGTCGATCATTCAGTTAGAATAGAAGGGACAGACATGAGTCTAACATATGTAGATAGAGGGGGATCTTGGAAAGACTTAACATCTTACTTCCCAAATACATCGCCGAAAAAGTTCAGAGGTATTTTTGTTCATAAGAATCCTTCTGGAACGGTTTACCAGTGCAATACTGAGTTGACCGCTGGACCGGTTACGACCTCCGCTATGACTTATGATGGTTTCACATATAGACTTCAATGTACTACCCGCAAGGGGATGTGTATGTCCCCCATCATCGGTGTAGGTAAGAAGCGGATTATAGCTGGTTTCCATTTGGCAGGATACAGTGGCACCACTTCTGGTGCTGCAGGTGCTATCACTCACTCTCAAATTATGAAGGCTTTAAAGGAGCTTAATGAGAAGCCTGGAGTGTTAGTGTGTGCCTCTGCCGTAGAAAGACCAGAAAAAGTGTATGACGAACAATTTTTAGTTGATGAATCATTACATCCCAAGAGTCCTCTAAATTTTATAGAGAATCCACAGCTCAAATTTTCTGGCAGTGTGCATGGGAGATCTACTTTTAGAACCCAAACGCACAAAACAATCATCTCCGATGCAGTTGAAAAGGTAACTGGTCAGAGATGTGAGTGGAATCCTCCCCCTGTAGCTAAGGCTAATCCTTGGTTTGAAACACTCAAGCATTTGGCTAATCCCACATTTGGTGTTCCTGCCGCGCTGTTAGATAGAGCGGTTACCGATTACAAGGATCAGTTGATTGTCATGATTGATAGGATACCCAGTATTAAAGCTGGGATCAAGAAATTGACCAGAATTCAGACGGTGAGTGGTATCGATGGAAAACGATTCATCGACGCTATAAAATGGGACACAGCCATTAATTATATGGTTCCAGGGAAGAAGGAAAGGATCAGGATAGATCTTTCTAAAGAGGAATATCCTGATTTCGAATGCCCCCGTGATCTTCCAGAGTGGGTATGGAAACGAACGGAAGAACTGGAGGCAGGATACTTACGAGGTGAGTGTGCTTACGAAATATTTAAAGCATGCTTGAAAGATGAACCTACTCATGAGTCTAAGAATAAGGTGAGAGTTTTTGAGGCATGCCCTTTGGCATTAGCCTTATTGCTCCGAAAGTACTTTTTACCTCTGGCTAGAGTTTTATCTTTATTTCCTCTGCAGTCTGAGTGTGCTGTAGGTATCAACCCACATGGTCCAGAATGGAGTGAATTAAGAGACCATGTGGTGAAGTTTGGGGTTGATCGTATTCTTGCTGGTGATTATAGTAAGTACGATCTTAGGATGCCGCCACAACTCACACTTGCGGCATTCAAAGTCCTAATATGTTTAGCCGAATATACAGGAAACTATTCAGAGGATGATCTGATAATAATGAGGGGCCTTGCTACTGATGTGTGTTACCCTAAAGTTGCTTACAATGGTGATTTGATTGAGCTCTTTGGATCTAACCCATCAGGGCATAGCTTGACAGTTTATGTCAATTCTATCGCGAATTCTCTTTTATTCAGATGTGGTTTCTTTGATACATATCCTGATTTCGGTAAACATGGAGATTTGAAGAAATTTGTTGATGCTGTGGCATTAATCACTTATGGTGACGATGCAAAATCTTCTGTCCACAAGGATTTTCCCAAATTTAATCATATTTCTTATGCAGCCTTTTTGGCTCGGTTTGGTATTGTTTTTACAATGCCAGACAAAACTTCCACCGCTACGGAATATATGCGTGATGAAGATGCTGATTTCCTCAAATGTAAGAACGTTTGGAATGAGGAGAGGCAAATCTACATGGCCGCGTTAGATGAGATGTCCATTTTCAAGAGCTTGCACTTTGTAGGTGCTTCGCAGAATGATGATAGACAGCAAGCTGCTTCTAATATAAATGGGGCTATTCGTGAGTGGTTTTCGCATGGCGAAGAGAAATATGAATTTCGTCGTGCACAAATGAGAGAGGTCGCAGAGATGTGCGATCTCATTGGTTGGTGTGACCAACTGGATGTTAC